GAAACGTTCTTATGTATTCCAAGGATTTATTACAGATAATCCACTTTCCGAAGATACTACTCCGGAAAATCCAATTCGTAGATTGATTATCGGTCCGCAAATCTTTCAAATTATTAAACAGGCTCTTATGGATCCTGACATGGAAGAATTGCCAACAGATTATACAGGTGGTGTAGACTTCCGTCTTAATAAAACTAGTAAAGGTGGATATGCAGACTATTCAACATCTAACTGGGCTCGTAGAGAGCGTCCGTTAGCCGATGCTGAAATGAATGCAATTAATACACACGGATTGTATAACTTGTCAGATTTCCTTCCAAAGAAACCTGATGAAATTGCAGTTAAGGTAATGCAAGAGATGTTTGAAGCATCTGTTGACAACCAACCATACGATGCAGAACGTTGGAGTCAATACTTCCGTCCTGCAGGAATGCAAGCAAGGGCTGGTGATCCAAATGTTGCAAGTGTTAACGGCACAGCAACTTCAAGAACTGCTGATGCTCCAACTACTCCTGTAGTAGATGCGGCTCCTGCGGCTCCTGTAGCACCAACTCCAACAGCACCAGTTGCTGAAGCAACAGCGGCAGCACCGTCAGGTGATGCACAAGATATTCTTTCAATGATTCGATCAAGACAATCTAACTAAAGAATAAAATAAGTGCTCCTAGTACTTAAACCAGAACAGAGATTCATTGCCATTGGCTGTCAACGTTCTAAACGGTACTAGGAGTATAGCTTTAACAAGGAGTAATTATGGCTAAATCATTTGACGTAAGTAAGTTCCGTAAGGACTTAACAAAAAGCATCTCAGGCATGAGTTCCGGCTTTAACGATCCAACAGATTGGATCTCAACAGGATCATATGCACTTAACTATCTTATTAGCGGAGACTTTCACAGAGGTGTTCCACTAGGTAAGGTAACAGTGTTTGCAGGTGAATCCGGCGCAGGTAAAAGTTATTTCTGTGCAGGCAACATTGTAAAACACGCACAAGATCAAGGTATCTTTGTAGTTCTAATTGACTCGGAGAATGCACTTGATGAAAGTTGGCTACAAGCACTAGACGTTGACACAGGTGAAGATAAACTTCTCAAACTTAATATGTCAATGATTGATGATGTTGCTAAAACACTGTCAACATTTATTGCAGACTATAAAACAATGGATGAAGAAGATCGTCCTAAAGTATTGTTTGTAGTTGATAGTTTGGGTATGTTGCTAACACCTACTGACATCGATCAGTTTAACAAAGGTGATATGAAAGGTGATATGGGTCGTAAGCCCAAGCAGTTAACATCACTTGTTCGTAACACAGTTAATATGATTGGTTCATTGAATGTTGGACTAGTATGTACTAACCACACATACGCATCGCAAGATATGTTTGACCCAGATGATAAAATTAGTGGTGGTTCGGGCTTTATCTATGCATCAAGTATTGTTGTTGCAATGAAAAAGATGAAGTTGAAAGAAGACGAAGATGGCAACAAGATCAGTCAAGTTATGGGTATCCGTGCTGGCTGTAAAGTTATGAAGACTCGTTATGCAAAACCGTTTGAAGGTGTACAAGTAAAGATTCCATACGAAACAGGTATGAATCCGTACAGTGGCTTGCTTGAATTGTTTGAGGCAAAAGGCGTCATTCAAAAGCAAGGCAATCGTTTAGCATACACTACACTCGATGGTGAAGAAATTCTTGACTATCGTAAAAAGTGTATAATAGCATTAGGTATCTTACTAACATCACGTGAAACTTCGCTATACCAACCCATTAATAATCCTCTTCTTCCTCATCGTCATGTACATCGTCATCAACTTCTAAGTAGTAGTTGATTGCAGTATCAAGAACTGTATCGTTTCCTGTCAGTTCTTGAAATGCTAGGTCTGAAAGACCATAGTCTGCTAACATATCTACATAACGTTCAGCTGCCATTTCTATATGTTTTTTATCAACATATTCTATAATTTTAGAAATGTTAATTATTAAATTTTCAGCTGTTTAAAGATCTGTTTCAAAATCTAAATAATTTTCAATTTGAACAAAATCAAAAATAACAAAAATAACGATGATTTTTCCAAAAGTGAGTTCTTGACCAAGAAAAAACAGTTCATGGATTCAATTGTTAATAAAGAAAAAGATATTAAATTTGATAAAAA